TACTTAAGTTGAGAGCTCAATCTATGGAAACACTACAAACTATTAAAGACTTTTTACAGAAAAGCTCAAATTTCTATTCTGAACTAGTCGAACGTAAGCGTCGTGACATGCAGATTTATTCCGGTAACTTCTGGACATCTGACGTCATTAACGCTCTTGATCGTAAGGACAGAATTTGTAGAGCCTTTACACAATATCAAAAGTTCACAAATGCTATTATAAGCCCGTTCAGCAAATCTCCTTATCATGCAGAATTGGACGACAAGGATGGCATTTATGAATCTATCCAGAACAAGATCGATGAGATCGAAAACAAGAACAACTTCAAGTTTGTTGTTAATCAAGGTCTAAAGCACGCCTGTATTCAAGGTGTTGGCTATTTGGTCTTGTCATTTGAAAACAACGAAATTGTTCCAGAAGTTGTGAGAGACGTATCTCTGGTTGCTCTAGATCCTAACTGTCAGAGCCTTAACGCTGATGACGCTGAAAAAGGTGCAGTTGTAAACTTCATTTCAAAGACTAAAGCAAAGAGACTATACGGTGAAGACGTCATGGACTTCGATGAATCGTATGCACTTGAAGACATCGGATCTCAATGGGACATTCCTGATGACAGCATTCCTATCGTATCATACTGGGAAATGAATGACAACGGATATGTCAATTTCTACAAAGTATGCGGTAACAAGGTCATTGGTGATGTAGTCGAATTGCCGATTACACGTATTCCTATTTTCAGAATCTGCTTTAACGAAATCATTCGTAACAACAAGATCGACTACAATGGTATAGTCGACATGACTGCTGACCTTCAGTACGGACTCAACATTGCTTATTCGACATTGCTTGAACGTGCTAATCGTAGCCCGAAAGCTAACTACATGATGACGCCGAAAATGATCGATGGGCTCACAGAATATTACAAAAAGTTACAGACGAAGGAATCACTTGTAGCACTGTACAACCCTGATGGCGGTGAAAAGCCGATCCCGATCATCGAATCGTATCAGACTCAAGACTTGATGAACACGATCGATAGCGCTAACAACTTGATGGCTCAGGTCATCGGTGTACCAGTCGGTGGCATCAATCCTGCAATGAACAGTCAAACTGCTACTGAAATTCTTGTACAGCAGAACAACTCAGAAAGCAACGTTAACAGCTTGTACGAAAACGCATCTGATACGTTGTACAGCTTGACAAAGACTATTCTTGAATGCTTGTGCTATGTTGAGAACATCGACAAGTTGCCAACGTTCAAGCTCATCAACGGACCACAGATTATCACAAGAATGATGAAGAGACGTCAAGAACTTCTAGCTTTGAGTTCGATAGTTGATGACAAGACTAGAACAATTCTTGCAAAGCATGTTGCTGAAACATTTGACGCTGATCTCAAGGAACCACTTGTTGCTGATATCGTTGCTAACAGTTCTGACGTAATGTTCTTGAGTGACAGTAATCAGGGTGAAGATCCTCAAGCTGTGTCTGTCTTGAACAAGATGAACGCTGTTCTTGAAGAAACTCAGCAAGAACTTGAAGCACAGATCGTTGCTAATGCTGAACTTAAGAAAGAACTTGACATGGCTAACCTACAGCTCTTGAATGCTAAGGAACAGCACATTATCGAAGTTCAAAAGCACATTGATGATGTCGAACTTGAACATCGTAAGCTTGACATCGAAGAAGCAAAGGTTAACATCGATGCTGCTAAAGCTGATGCTGACATGACTAACGATGCTGTTAAGCTTGAATCTGATCAGAACATCGAAGTCATCAAGTTAAAGCAAGAACTTGCAGATCTTGAAAAGAAGAAACTAGAAATCATGAGCAAGATTTCGGGAGTACAGTAGCATGATGGATCATTTTACTGCATTATGGCGTAAACTTCGTGGACTTGATGTAGAAGATCCTCAGAAAGATCAGGAATATCGCGTAATTGAGGCTGATGAACCTTATTCGAATGTTCCTGATTATCCTGCATCTACGTTCATAAAAAATATCAGATACAGACCGAGTGAAAGAAAGGCGTACGTAACCATGGGTAACAAAGTTTATTGGTATCCGATGACTGAAATGCAAATGGTTAGATGGTTGCGTAGTCCTTCTCTTGGTCAGTGGTACAACTTACATATGAAACTTAAGAAATAGAAGAGGTTTTCATGTCACGTATTTCAGTGAGAGATTTAATCGTTAATGCACTTGATGAAACAGGCTTGTGCAGCAGAAGTCAACCAGCACCTGCTAATCTGATGGTGTCTGGTTTGCAATTGCTCAAGAAAAGAGCAGCTCAATATTCAAACACAAACTTGCTACAGTTTACTCGTAAAGAATTAGACATCGAACTTGAAAAGCATGAGTTCATCATCGGTGAGTATGAAATCACAGAAGACTACGAAAATCTCGTTATCTTCGTCGATTATGCAGAAACACTTAATGACATGGATCCAGCTGACGATGAGTACTACGGCAAGATAATTTGTGCTAAAGACACTCAGCAATGCTATGAAGCAAGACACATCACTACTTCTACATTCTCATGGATTCCTGTTGGTAATGCTAGAGAACGTACAGACGTGTTCGAACAAGTACCTGATTACGAAATAAAGAATTTGCAAGAAGTTACACAAGCTTACATTCAGTCTAAAGGCAATAACGTCGTAGACTGGAATGAACTTAACTTTGTTGCTTACGAAGACTTCTATCAGTACGGCTTAACAAATCAAATTTACAGTGTGTTACCGCTGACAGACAAATGCTCGAAGATCTTGTTGAAGAAGACATTGCCGATCAGTCAGTACAAGCTTAAGTTGATCTACAACGAAGCATTCGAATTTGACATGGATACACAGTTCAACATTCCAAAGCAGTTCGTTGCACTATTCAATGCTGCATTAGTCTATGACTTCAGTGTTGCATATCCAAGACTTAGTGAAGCAACTGTTCAGATCTTGAAGGCAAGACTCGATGAACTTGAACACAATGTTAGACGCGGTTCTTCGATGAGTAAGTTCATAGGACGCGATTACACACGTGCATTATGGACTTATGGAGATTTCGTGGCTCGGTAGATTCTTGGGCGTTTAGACGATGAATATTTTATTACATTGTAATTTTAAAGAGGTCATTCATGAAATTTAATTCAAAATACAATGTGTATGTGTCTAAAGATGGTCTAATTTACTATGTGAAGAATGATAAGCTAGTATTGCGCAATCATAATTTGCAAGACGGTTATGTTAAGTGTCAAACTAAGTTAGGTCAGAAATATGTGCACAGAATAGTGTATGAAACGTTCTGTGGTGAAATACCAGAAGGTTTCGAAATAGATCACATTAATGCTGTAAGAGATGATAATCGTTTGTGCAATTTGCAATTAATGACACACATAGAAAATGCAAGAAAAGCACATTGCGGTAAATCATCTTGGATGAAAGGTAGACATTTGTCTGACTCGACAAAAGCTAAAATTTCTTATGCAACAAAACGGTAAGAAACACGTGTCTATTGAAGCAAAGCACAAAATATCTGAGTCTAGAACAGGAAGAAAGCGCATAGTAATTGATGGTAAAATACATTATGTTAAACATGAAGAGGTGCAATAATGCCACGTGTTAATTTGATAGAAAATATCGTAGGCGGACAGAGCGTATCAGATATTAGAATAGCGAATTTAGCCGAATCTGTGAACATGTTTGAAGAACATCAAGGTGATGGCGCATCTGCTACATCACTTATTCGTAGCATCAATGGTTCGACATTACTATGTGATATCACTGACAGAAAGTGTAGAGGAATCTTTGAAGCTTCAAGGGGTGCTGATGGCTACCCTGTTCTATTTGCTGTGTTTGGACCAAGACTTTACTGCATCAACAATGTAAATGGTGAGTATATAGCAACAGAAATCTACAGCTCATTGACTAACACAGATGAGCCTGTTAGCATGTGTGAAACTGGTGGTGAAGGTAGTGCACATCCACACTTGATTGTTGTTGATGGTGCTAACGTAATTGCATGTAACACTGAACTCAGTCCTGAAGACATGAGAGACCCAAGCTTAGACGGTTGCAGATCAATTGCGTTACCTTATCGTGTAAGACAAGAAGATCCTGAACAACCAAGTCAGAGAATCATTCCGACACACTGTGCATATCTTTACGGCTACTTGGTAGTCAATGATAGTGGTACTGATGCATTCTATACGACATATCAGTATCCGTTTGAACGTGAAGAAATGAACAGACCAGGTTCGATTGACTACGACATCTTCATGATCGATAGCTCACATCCTACTGAAGTCGGTTACAAAGACTACGGTTTCGTTACATATTCTGAATGGAGTCCTGATAATACTACAGCACTTGTATCTAACAGCACATTGCTTTACACATTCGGTCCGAAGAGCACTCAGATCTTTACATACAATAGTGACGTTGAAGCTCCATTCGTTAGCCCAACTAATGCTGCTAACAGTATCGGTATTAAAGCTGTCAGAAGTCTAGCATGTGTAGGTGATTACGTCTTTTATCTTGGTGCTTCTGCAATTGGTGAAAACGGAATTTACTATTGGCGTGCTAATCAGTTGACAAAGATCAGTACACCTGACATCGAAAGACACATCAGCAAGATGAAGAATCCTAGTGATGCTGTTGGTCAGTGTTGGACAGAATCTGGTCACATGTTCTACGCTATTACGTTCTACGAAGATGACTACACTTATGTGTTCGACATTCTAGAACAGAAGTGGCATAGACGTTCAAGTAAAGATGCAAAGACAAACGTTCAACACTATTGGAGACTTCTATTTGCTACATTGCATGAAAGCAAAATCATGTTCGGTACTGAAGATGGTAAGCTCGTTTATCTCGATCCAAACAAGTACGATGAATACGATGGACGTCCAATGGTGAGAATTAGACGTAGCGGAATGATGATGAACAATTATCAAGACTACATTGTAAACAGTGTTCGTCTAATCGCTAATCTTGGTGACTTTGAAAATGCAAACTTAGTACCGAAGATCATGATGCGCTACTCTGAATCTGGTGGTAACTTTAGCAACCAAGAAATCGGGTTACTCGGTCCACAAGGTCGTTATGACTATGTGCTTGAATGGTGGAGACTTGGACTACATAACATCTGTTGCCTTGAATTCAGCTGTTCTGATCCAGTAAACTTCGCAATACTTGGTGCTAAGATCTCATACGACTTAATCGACAGGTTCTAATATGGCACTTAACAAAGTAAAATTAAACGACATTAGCATGTTCAGTGATGACAATGAAGTTTGTCTGGCTTTAGTTGGCAAGTACGCTAAAGACTATCAGACAAACTATCAATTGTCTATTATCAAGAACGTATGCTTCATTAACACTATTGGTGATTGCTCTATCGAAGTACCGAATCATTACACATTCAAGTTCACAGATGATCTTGGTGCTCATGTAGTCGATGAAAGCACAAATACTTTAACAATCAAAGGAATTACAAGTTTGTTTTTCCACATCAAAAACACATAAATATTGAAAGAGGTTTTATATGGCAAATTATGCGGGTAATGCTATTCAGGGTGCTGGAACCGGTGCAGCAGCTGGTGCAGCATTTGGACCTTGGGGCGCTTTAGCTGGTGGTGCTGTAGGTCTAGCAGCTGGTCTTTTCAGTGCTTACGAACAAGCACAAGACGAAAAAGAAAGACAGCGTATTCTTGAGCAAGCAGCAAAACAACTCAATGCATCAACAGCTGAACTTAAATCAGCTGTAACACAGTGGTACAAAGACAATCCTTCGATTGGAACTAAGCAAGACGTTGAACAATACAGCGACTTGATTCGTGACTATGATCCGAATGAGTTTGTTTACGATTACGAAGACTTCGAAGATAACTACGATGTCAATGACTACTATGCACCGAACAGAGAAGCTTTGATCGAAAAGACTGGTGATGCTGTTCAGGCTAGAGCTGCTGGTGCTGGTATCGGTAGAGGAACTGGTGCTGCTAATCAGATCGCTACAGCTGTTGCAGATAAGAATGAGAGTTTGTACAAAGATGCTCTTGCTGCAATGAATCAGGATAGACAGTTTGCTTACAATCTTTGGAATGCAAAGATTCAGCAAGGTCAGAACAGATTGAATCAGTTGAAGAGCGCTAAGGATACACAGTTAAGTCTTTACGGTGGATTAGCTGAAGACTTCCAGAACTGGAATAAGTCTCAACTTCAAAGCATGATCGATCTTGACCAGCAGAAGATGAACAACGATTTAAGCTTGACATTAGCAAGCATTTAAGAGGTTAACATGGACTACGGATTTAATTTGAAATACAATACACCTGATTTCATATCATGGGCACAAACTGAACGTGACCGCAGTGATAAGCGTGCTCAAGAACGTATGCAAAACTACATTAACTTGATGCAAATGCTTGGACGTGGCGTTGGAGCTTACATGTATGGCAAACAAGCTAGAGATAAAGCTGCTGCAAACAAAGCATGGGATACTTACATGCCAGCTGCACAAGATCTTTACAACAGTGAGCTTATTGGCAATGTTAAGTCTTATGATGACACTGTAAACAATTTGCAAATGTTAGGCTTGAATCCATATCTGACAGATATAGATAAATTTAGAAATCTTGGTGCTGACTTAGAATTTGACTATACGGAGTAAATCATGATCGATCCATTACTACAATTAGGACTTTACGATTACGTTTGGGGTGATCCAACTTTACTTCAGACATACAATTCGAATGTTCAGGCTGAAAAGAGCAGAGAAGCTCAACGTGAATACAATCAGTATTTGAAAGAATACGATAGAGCTAAAGCAGAAGCTGAAAAAAGTGCAGCATATAAGAAAGAATTGAAAGACGCTGAAGTCGAAATGGCTGCTTTGAATCGTGACTTAGTGAAAGCTAATGCACCTGAAGCAGCAGTAATTGCTAAACGTCAAGAAGCTTTAATGGCTAAATATCCTGAATTGAAGAGCTCTAATGAAGAAGCATTAGCAAAACAAAAAGAAGAAGAAGAATATCAATCTAAGAAAATCGGTGTTCGTGCTGCTATTCCAACTGTATTTGCTGATGACAACGCAATTAATGCAGCAATTGCAAAAGTTATGGCATCTGGTCTTAGACCACAAGATAAAGAAGAACTTGTTAAAGAACTTCAATCTAAGAAATCTACTGCACAGCTTGCAAGAGAAGCTTCACAATCTGCAGTTGCAAGTCATGCTGGTAAGAAGACAGGTGAATCATTAGAAGAACAGGACAAGAAAAAGAAATTAGCAGATAAAGGTCGTGAACTGAATGCTAACGGACAACCAGGTCGTGTAACTAAAGCAATGAAAAGCGCTATAGATGAGGGTTACTAATGAATATCGATACACTACAAACGTTCATTTCAGACAATGTGCACGCGAATGTGCCTGATTCAGTTGTTGGTGAAATGATGAAAGATGCTGAAAATATGGATTTCGGTAGCTTTGTCGAAAAGTGGGATGACACATTAAAAGCTAAGTCAGCTGGTTGGTCAGACTTGCGCGGTGATGCTAAGTCTTTACCTGAAAGACTTACTGCTGCATTCGGCACTTCTGATGCAAAGAATCCTTTCATTCAAGATGCTAATTTCAAAGATGAACTTTACGAAAAGTCTTTTAAAGATGTGCCAAAAGCTGATTACGATGCCACGATCGATAAAATGGCTAAGTATTGGGAAGACGAAAAGCGTGCTAGAAAGTACGAAGCTGGTAAGAAACTTCGTGAAAGAGAAGTAAAGAACTGGCCTTGGTGGAAAAACATTCTTGCATCAGATTATGCAAAGCAACGCTACATTAACGAACCAGACAAGTCATTGTTCAACGGTGACAATACATTAGATTTAGGACTATTTAAGCTCACTAAATGGGGTGAATCTCCTTTGAAAAATGTAGAAGGAACACTTCTGAATAAAGGTGACGACATTTCTGATTTTTCATACGGTGTTGCAGGTGCTGCTGGTGATGTTCTTCCTGGTTATGGTTTACTTGTAGGACCTGCTGTTAGAGCTGGTAGAGATATCCAGCACAAGGCTACTGACAGTCCGTATCAGAAAGACTGGTCAGATATTGCACAAGATGTTGCTACAGACGCAGTGGTTAATGCATCTGTTGACTTTTTGCCAAATCTCAGACGATACACAAGCATGGCAAAAAGAGGTGCAGCAGAATCTCCAATTTCTACTGTTATGAATCTAGAAGATGATGTAAAGAATATTCGTGAACAAGTAGACTTCATTGATAATTTGTTTACAGGTGATAACTATGTAGAACTTAAGAGACAGATTGACAAACTACCAACTAGCGAGTTCAAGACAGATTTGCAAAAATTTGTTGCTGATCCAAGACATATTGATGAAGATGGAATTGCGAGCACAATAGAAAAATGGCGCAATGCTACTAATTACATGCTTGATGCAGATCAAAGAAAAGTGATAGATTACGCACGTCAAGACATAGATAAAAAAGCTAAACTTATCGGTGCTGACGATGTGTTTGAAAATCCATTAACACAGAGAATGATATTTGCACCAGAACTTACCGATAAGCAGAAAATAGCAAAAACAATTGTTAGAGGTGTAGAAACAGCTGCTAAAAAGGGTGGCCCTGCTATTAAGCTCGGTGATACTGCTAAAGGCCGTGGTTCACAGCCTGAAGTTGATACTAAGTTAGCAAAAGACTGGTACAAACAGAACTATGAACGTGACTGGAAAATGGGCTTCAAACCAAATGAAAAAGAAGGTGATCTTCTTTGGGAAGCATACAAAGAATGGACAGAAGGTAAGTAATGAGAAACTTCACAGATTCATGGCAAAACTTATTTGATGTAAATGGCAAGTTCTTAATCGGAAGATTAACGTTCTTGGAACCGAATACATCAAGTAATAAGCTCACAATTTACGATACAGACGGCAACGAGTTAGACAACCCTATCTACACCGGTCAGTATGGGTTGCCTAAGTATCAGATCATGTTGCAAGACAGAGACTACAAAGTAACATTTGAAATGTACATCGGTCATGGCAACATGGAGTCTGATGAGAATGAATCAAGCTGGTTGCTTTACAAAACAATTTCATCTGTCAACGGTAATCTAACTGCAAGTCAGTCTACTGCTACTCCTACATTCTTAAACACTGTTGCTGAACTTAAAGCACTAAGCGGAATGGAAGATGGTGCTACTGCTATCGTTCAAGGATATTATACTTTAGGAGATAGCGGTGACTCACGTCTCTACGTATGGCATGCAAGTGGTAACTACACAGATGATGGTGGTGTAACTATCAAGTCTAACAACAGTACATCTGGTGCTTGGATCATGACAATTCCAAGTGACTACATCGATGTACGTTGGTTTGGTGATATTCCTGATTCAAGTGCAAAGCCAACTACTCAAAAGAGTAACTTAGGTCAACGCGTTAGAGCTGCAAGAGCTGCTAACATGTACGACAAGAACTTGTACTTCCCTGCAAGACAAAATGCTACAAGTGCTGCTAGTTTCTACATTTTCGATGGTAGCAATACTGTTAGTGTAGATCAAGACATCTACTGTGATAGTGCAGTAAGATTCGTAGTTAAAGAAGGTACAACTGGTACTGCAGTTACTTGTAACGAGTTCTACAAGCCTTCTAAGCATTTGTTTGTTTCTGAATCTCAATCACAGCAAATCGGTGGCTACACACTTACTGCTAACTGGATCAACACATCATGGTTAAGTGCTAACGATGCTAATGCTACAAATGCAAGAATTGGTTACGTGATTGATCAGCTTAAGTCTCCTTTGATTTTCACTAACACAAAGATCAAAGTAGCAAGAGACGGTATCAATATGTCTTGCACTTTCAACAACTGTGAAATGGTTGAATGCTACAAGCAGATTACTGGCACTGTCACTATGCAGAACATGAACATTCACACTGACTGGTTTGCAGATGACTACAGCTACAGTAACTTAACTCTACAGTCTCCATGTACTGTAAAGCTAGCTAACTGTAAAGATGCTGACACTTACATCATCTTGAAGAATAAGATTCAAGATTACGTATATGGTGACTGTGGTGAACAGCAATTGCATAATGCTACAATTCACGGTGACTGTGTTCTTGAAAACTGCTACGGTACTGTTACAGTAACTGGTACAGGTGGTGTTGAGTTGCACAATGCATCTATCACAATTAGTGGATTGACACCAAATAACTCACTGAACGTAGTTGACTCTTGGTTGACATTGCCATCGAACGTCATATTGCAAAACATTCAGTTCAGACGTGGTTCACTACAAGGCGATGTAACTGTTCAAGTACTTGGTGATAGTGTGTTCGAAGACGTTTCGACTTACACATCAATCAACGGCTTAGGACATGACATTACGTTTACACGTTGCAACATTTGGGGTTATGTACAGGGTACAAACATCACAATTCACGACAACGACATTCACAATCAGATAGATCAGCGTGATACAAATGGTGTAGTCAATGTCAATTGCATTGGCAATATGTTCTATTTGACAGCACAAGGTATTCCTGCTAGACACTATGTTCATGCGACTACTGCTGCTTCAATTGTAAGCGGTATTTGGTCAAAGAATGGTTCGTCTTATGATACTGTTCACTGGATCAGACTTGACAGAACTAACTTGGTATTCCAGGATAGTGCACACAATTACACTTATGCTGGTAATTCTGAACCTTACTTGATGAATTGGTCAGGTCGTAATCATCCAATGCAGTTCAAGTGCTACGGTGGTCACTGGTCAAGTTCACAGCAAGGCACAGGTGTATTTAGCACTACAACTATTCCGTTCTGCTTCTATAATAGCAGAGATAGAAAGATTTACGTTGTGCCAAGACAGAGATACTGGAAGATGTTCACTGTTGGTCGTGGATACTTGATGAGATCTGGTCATTTGATGATTCCTGGTAAGTACATCGGTATCATGGAAGGTGATTATGTCGATCACACTAACGGTCAAGTAGCACCTGTCTGGAACTGGGGTTGTAACGCATATCAGAATCAATTGCTCTTAGATGGTGAATTATTCGGTTGCATGTCAGCAGTTTGTAGAGATGCTGATGGTGAAGCTGAGTATGTTTGCTCATTTGAAGCTGAAAATACTGATCACACTGGTACTTACAGCTATGGTACACAAATCGGTAACTATCCATCTAAACAATGGGACGATGACAAGTGGGAAAACGAATGGCCTGTCTATCCTGCTACACCAAACAGCTTGACAATGTTCGTATTTGTCGATCCAGACTTTAGTTCAAACACAAATGCACAAACATTTACTTAATTTTACAGTGAGAGTGTAAAAGCTCTCACTTTTTCGTATAAATACTATTAGAATAAATTTCAAACGTAACTGGTACGTAACCAGATTGGAGAATAAATCATGAGTTGGTCTAAAGCTGACGCGGAAGCGTTTTTAAATGGCGAAAAAACATACGAAGAATTGAGTAATGACACCGGGACTTCTCAACCCGATGAAACGAAAGAAACTTCAACAGCAGATGATGCTGCATCTACTGTATCGGTTCAACCAACAGCCGATGAACCTCACGAAACAGAAACTACCAGTACTGAGGAAACTACAGCAAGTTCTGCTACAGATGACAGCCCTGAGAAAGTTGACACTGAAGATAAGAACAAGAAGAAAGGTAAATCTTATACTAAAGAACAGAGAACACAGCATGCATTTGCTAAAGAGAAGAGCAGACGTAGAGCTGTTGAAGCTGAATTAGCTGAACTAAAAGAAAAGCTAAAGAAGTATGAAGGTTTGTCTCTCGAACACTTTAACAACGACCAAGAAGCTTACAACGATTACAAACTTGATCGTAGATTCGATGAAGAAAAGGTTAAACGCCTTGAAACTGAACAAGCTGAATTAGTCAACGAAGAAGCATCTGAAACTGCAAGACGTAGAGTTGAAGCATGTTACCCAGATGAAGCAGATCAAATCAAGTACGAAAATCTAATTGCTAGAGCTGAAACAGACTTCGAATCTATGCATCCAGGTGTTGGTTGCAAGACATTTAGTCAGTTCTTGTTGCAAGAAAAAGATCATGCAATCGTTAGTTATTTGCAAGATTCTGAAAATGCACCAAAGCTTATCAGACACTTTATTCATAAGCCCGAAGTTGCACAGAAGATCATGTCGATGTCTAACCCTTACAAGAAATTCTTTGAATTGCAGCAACTTGAAAACAGAATGCTTTTGCACGAACGTATGAGTAAGAAAGCTGACGTTACTCCAAAGGTCGAAAAGAAAGTGTTGCCGAATACTGGAAAAGTTGTACAAACAAACACCATGAATAAGGGTGATGATTTGATGTCAAAGTCTTCATGGACAGCTAAAGATTGCATGAAATACTTTGAATCGCAGAAACATAAATATTAAACACAAACATTTAACAAAGAGGTTCTATTATGCCAACACCTATGGCACCTGTTGGAAACAACGTTATTACATCTCAAATGACCCAAATCTTTGCTGCTAACGCATTTAAGAATGCTGGCTTCTTGAAGATTGGTTCTAGAAATTATTTCTCTGATCAGATCAATGGAAAGATGAGAACTGGTAAGTCTTACGACTTCGTTCTTCCTGATGCTGGTAATGTAGCTGAAGGTCTTGTAATCGATCCACGTACTATCGAAGAAAGAAAGATTACACTTACAATTAAAAACATGAACAACTCTGTTCAGGCAGATGCTCTTGAACTCGTTACCGATCTTGATTGGAAGAACGAAGTTGCAGAACGCTATGCACAGAAGTTGATGAATCGTATTATCAAGAAAGAAGTTGAAGCTGCACAGAGTGAAGTTACTACTTGCTTTGTCGGTGAAGGTTGGCGTCCACTTTCTAAGGCTCAGAAGGCTCTTATGAGCAAGGTTGATGAAAAGGTTATCGGTTTCATCTCCCCTGATGCTGAATCTATCATCACAACTAACGGTCAAGCATTCCAGGTTACTGGTTCTCCTGACTTCTTCGGTAAGGGTGATGTTGGTAACTTCCAGAGAGTTGACTACACATCTCAGAAAGATCTCGTTCCTTTGAAGATGGAACAAGGCGTTATCAATGCTCTTTCTGCTGCTAAGGCTAAGGACATTGACCCAGACCATGTCGATCAGCTCGGTATCAGTGGTGTTACAACTGCTGCAAATACTGTCTTGAAAGCAGGTACTCCAATCTTCGTAGATGGTGCTTATGCTTGTGACGTTCTTGGTGATGTTACAACTACTCCATACGCATTTATCGTTAAGGAAGATGTTCCACTTTCTGCTACTTCAGTAACAGCAAAGGTATCTAAGGTTGAAACACGTGACATTGGTTCTCGTAACTTGTCTACATCTGCACTTGGCGGAAAGGCAGTTAGCGTACCAGCAAGCGGTACCTACTTCGCTGCTTTGATCCGTAGTGAAGGCTCATACGATTACACCCCAGTTAACACACTCGAATTTATGTTGAGTGATAAGACTGGTGTTGGTGATGTCGAAGGTATGAAGATCTTCGCCAATGCATTTACAAACGGTACATCGGCTGTGAACACAGTCCGTTGGGACCACAGCTATATGGCTGGCCAGATCGACAACCGTTGCGCATCTTTGATCTATTTGAAAGACAAAGAATAATCTTTAACGAGATTACAAATTAAAAAAGAGTAGCTGTTAAGCTACTCTTTTCTTTTATATGGCAATCTGCCTCTAACAAATCCAGGTGGACACTCTAACGCTTGTAGTGAATGAACACCATCGTTATACCAATGTCCATGTGGTCTTCCTTTCTGTGATTCTGACATTTTACGTCGTGCTTCTTCACTATGAATTCTTCCTTTCTGTGAAGCAGACATTTTTGCTCGTGTTTCAGGTGTTGCACGTCGTTTCTTAGCAGATTCTGACAGTTTCTTCAATGTTTCTGCAGATCTATGTGATGAATGATACGACTGATGTTCAAAGCTAGACAACCAAATCAAATTTTCTGGATCGTTGTTATCATGATTTCCGTCGATGTGATGACAGATATCTCTCGGTTGATTGTGTTCGTAATCGAACGTATCGCGATTTTTATAGCAAGTATCGCGAACTTCTTGTGATACACTCATTCCTGGCATAATTGTTAATCTCCTAAAGTAAATTTAATAAAATGTTGTTTAACTGTATACAAATCAC